TGCTAGGACGTTAGAGTACACACCACAGGCGTTTTCCCAAGGCTCAGTACGCTCCTCGTACTTCATGCCCAAAACGTCAAGACCCGTAACATACGTCTCCGCCCAGTCACGTCGAGCGGCCATGTCACCTTCCACAGCCTCACACAGATCACCAGAAATCTCTTCCAGTTGATTGTCTTCTAAGTAATCGGCCAAGTTCGCATCGAACGGCGCGGCATCAATTTCTTCAATTTCTTCGCCAAAACTTATTTCAACGCTGCCATCTTCAAGCTCTACCATAACGGGCATGTCTTCGTCAGTAGCGATAGCCATTTCTATTACAGCATCCGGCTCGCCCATTTCTTCGATGCCTTCTGGCATACCGTACAAACCTTTTTCAATTGCCATTACCTAATCCTCTAAATACAAATCTACTGGTCTAGCGTTGCGCTCTACCATGTTTGCTAAATACTCAAAAAGTACTTCTGGACTATTAGCTACATTTCTAAGCGCTGCCAAACCACCGGGCAGCTTTCTTTCCTTTGGGTTAAAATCGTACGTGTCTTTTATACGTAACCCTCCGTTATCGTCTTCAGCCACATACTTACCTAAGCTAGTAGCTACATTGTATTGAGGGTCGGTAAACGATTTAATCAAAGAGGAGGAGTAGCCTTGGTCCACTACTTCCCTGCTTTTTTTATAGGGGTCAGTTATAGCTGTAGTGCCCCTAGTTTTACCGTATGTACCCAAATCACTTAGTGCTTCCTCTAGTCTTTTTTCAGGATTTACTAGTCTTAATCCGGAAGTTGCTTGCGATTGCTGCTGTAAAAAATCAACTTCGTCTCTAAGTTTTTGTTCTTGCAACATATTTTGTTGCTGCTGCTGCGTTACTTGTTGGCGAATAAACGCCAATTCTTCTGGCTTAAAGTCTTTTGCAGTGATGGGGGTATCTACGCCAACTAAATACTCGCCTAACAACCGCATGTTGGTAGGTAGCCTCCTATATAAACTAGCTAGCCCCGCTCCAATATCCATCTTCTTATCCTTTAATAGTATCCGCCACGGTGCCTGTACAAAGGCTCGCTCTCAGCTTCGTCGGTTGGTAGGGATATGAAGCCACCTTGCCTAAACCGCATCAACGCCATTATAGTTGTGTCCACCAAGTCATCGTTAGACATGAACGGAAACCCTGCAACTTCCTCAACTACTTCTTCTGCCCAACGTGTTTGTGGAACCCATACAAGTCCTGAGCGTACTATATCAGCAACAGAGTTTAAACGTGCAGTTTTATCCCCCGAGCCTCGGTGCGGTGTATATTCTTGGACCATTAGCCCAGACCTACGCATTTCTTGGTATAGAGGTGTACCACTACTCTTTTTCTCCACAATAAACGCATCTGGCTCCCATTCTTCGTACTGCTCCATCGCTAGTTCTTTTAGCTCTGGGAATTCGAGACGACGCTTGATGGAATTAAGCAAGATAATACAGTAGCAGTTCTCTTCTTCATTAAAGAAAACGCCCCACGTAGTGAGTGCCGTGTAGTCAGCCCTGTTGTTCTTCTCTGCCGCCGCGTCAAGCGTCATAATTATGTACTCGCACTTGGGCGGGTCGTCGTGGGGCCACTCTTGCCACCATTCGCGCTTAACTATCGCCGCTTCTTCCGCCGTAGGAGTCTGCTGAAACTGGGCATTCCACTGAAATACCGGCATTGACGCTTTTGTACGGTATAGCGCGTCTAAATTAAAGAACTCAGGCCATAGTGGCTTTTCTACAGTCTTTTTTACGGTCAGTAGCCGGTTCTTAGGGTCCGGTACTTCGGACTCTACCTCTAAAATAGCTGGAAATTCAACAACTTCGTACTTATCAGCCAATTCATTCTGCGACATGTCCCGTACAACGCGCCCAGTCAGGTCATCTAAGTGCCATCGGGTCTGTACTATGGCTATTCTACCGCCGGGCATTAGACGAGTACGCGCACCGAACGTAAACCACTCGTATGCTTTGTCGAAAACGTCCAAATTACCACTAATAATGTCTTGTTCGTTGTGCGGGTCGTCCACAAGAAGCAAGTGAGCACCACGACCGGCAAGGGCTGAGCCTACACCACAGGCGAAATACTCTCCCCCCGCACTAGTGTTCCATCTTCCTGCTGATTTAGAGTCACTCGCTAGCTTTACAGTGGGGAATATTGCTTGATATTCGGGTGTAGCTATTAAGTTTCGTACCTTTCTGCCGAAATCAACCGCTAAATCAGTAGTGTGCGAGACCATCAGGACCTTTTTATCTGGGTTACGCCCCAAAAACCACGCTGGAAAGTAAATAGAGATAAGCTGGCTCTTACCGTGGCGCGGGGGCATGTTTACACAGATACGGTCTTTGCCTGTGCCTGTTAGCGCTCTCCCCTCGTCGTCGTAGTCTTTGCCTAGCTCAATCTCCATGAGCATATCCGCTAGAATTCGATGGTGTTTGCCTACTTTATAATCAGCCTGCATCTGTTTGCAGAACTCTATTAGGTCTTTGTACGCCGCTTCGGACTTACGCCTAGCCTCCAACTCTTCTACAATTTTTAAAATCTCTCCTTGTTCTTCTGGGGTGTACGAGTTTATGTTTTGTAGAAGCAGGTCAATCTCTTCTGCGCTAAATTCAGGGGGTGGGGGTACTACTTTAAGGCTAGTTGAATTCGCCTTTACTTTGCCGATGATCGCGGCCCCCACTTCTTTAGCGGGCAACCTGCACCCATTAACCATATTTTCGCTTCCATCCAGCACCCACACTTCTTACATGTGTGCATAACAGGACGGAACTCCGGGCAGTCACGGCAAATAATCCCTCGTTCTGAGGCTACTTCCGTTCTAGTTTTGGGTTTATCCTTCATCCGCAGCCTCGTACACACCTTCGGCGTTTTGTTTCATTACCGTGAGTTTTTCTCGCAGCTTCTCACGCAGTTCGTCTGCGTTTTGATGAGTTACTGTAATTTCTTTGCGGTCTGTAAACAGGCCAACGTCAGTCATCTTGCCCAAAAGCTCTAGTGCCTTAATCCGTATTCTAGCGTCGGCGTTCTCAGTCTCTAGGACTAACTTGTTTACCACCGTGTTGCGGATTTCAGCGGAGTGGGTAGCGACCAAGTGCCCGAACTCTTTCAGGATGTCATTGGTCTGGATGATGACAGCGGGGGTCAGACTGTCGAACCGTTTGTGGTTCATAATTTTAGAGGTGTGTTCGACGTCTTCTGCGTAGGCAGTGACAAGTGCAGCAGCCGTATCGTTATCTACGTCGTCAGGGGTGGTGTCGAGTCCGTGTTCTTCTAGCTCCCTTACAGTATTACAGGCAGCTTCTGCGCGGGACCGCAAATCCATATAGGGAACGTCGTCTGGTATTTCCATACCAAACTCAGGATTAAGGGCTATTGCCATCTGCGTAGTACCTTTTTGCAAGCTGTGAAGCTGTTGCGCGCAGTATAAGAGGTTGTAGGGTGGGAGGCAAGGGGCAAGGGGAAGGACGCAAATAGAAAGTTTCGATCCTTTTCTGTTTTTTGCAAAAAATTTTTTGGTTTATCGAAATAAAAGAAGGTGGGGGGTGTTTCTGTGTGAGAGGGGGTGGGGTGCAAGTCATACGGCGTATAAAAAAGAGGGGGTGGGGTAGGCTAACTTGTTTTGGGTTCGCACTTACGCCCGGGGGGCCTTATGTATTACTGAATAACTGGAATAACTGAATATCTGGAATAACTGAATATCTGGAATAACTAGCTAACTCAGCTGCCATGCGGGTTGTGGGTAAAAACTGAGGAAAACTCCCCAAAAACCAAATCATTTGAGTAAATTAGTATGTATAGGGGCGCGCGTACCTTGTTGTCAGCTCGGCGGGGGTGGGGGGTAGGTGGGGGTTAGCCGCCCCATAGGCTCAGAAAAAAGGGTGCGCTATGCAATTAAACTGCACGATACCCTACCAAAACAAGTCTCTCTACGGTTTAATAGCTCCATCGTTTCAGAGAGAAGCGATACCGCGCACTTTCGCGCATAACCTGCGGACACGTGTCCGCAGCATTAGGAGTAATCGCATGACTAATACAATTAAGCAAATCACTTTCACTAAAACTATGGTATCTAAAGGTGTTGCCGCCGTAGGCGCAGCAGAAAGCGCAGAGGCATTGAAGCTAGCATTCTTTAAGTCTATCAAGGGGCGCGTAGCACGTGATCAAATAACGCAAGCTAGATCGGCGTTTCAATCGGTAGCCTACGCTTACTATGATGAGCACCACAAGCTAGACGGCGCGCTTATCGAGGCGATAGTCGAGGGTAAGTTAAAAGAAACCACGAAACTAGGCGCGTTAACTATTCGCCAATATAAGGATAATATCCGCAAAATGGCTGTCCGATGGGGCAAGTATTATGCTAAGTGGTTAGATACTAAGGAAATCGGCAAGGTAGGCGGCAAGGTGGGCACCAAGAAGCGCGCAACAAAAGGAGCGGTAAAGCCTAAGAAACCAGTCGATAAGGTTGAGTTAAACCAAGCGCCGGAAACAACGCCAGTAAAGCGCGCGATCGAGCAAGTATCGAGTATCCCGCGCACTGTTTTAATGGATACCAATTGGAGGGATTGTGACGAGGGATTGCGACAGGAAATTGAAGTCGCCGCATTGCAGCTGGTCGAGCTGCTCTCGAAAATCAAGTAACGCTAACCCATCGGGGCGGCTCTTCGGAGTCGCCCTTTTTTTGTGCCTGCAATTCCTGCATCGCCGAGAGGCGAATGAAACCAGTT